AGACTCAGACGAAGATTGACGAAATCGACATTCGTTCAGGTGCGCTATTGCCAGACGAAAGAAGAGTCAAGCTTGGATTGCAGCGTCGTCCCGATGGTGATGGAGACAAGCCAGCTGGTCTTAGAGATTTGGCTGAGTTGGGCCAGAACAAGGCAGACGCTACAGCACCAGTTTCTAGAGCATTGGCGGACAATAAGGTTCAAGCACAAGGCAGTAGGGCGCAGGAAAGAGAGCGCGCTACTACTAGACCAGACGGCACAAATAGTGCTAGAGGACGTAATGCGAAAGGAGAGGGCCGACAAGTTAGATAAAATCTAACTTTGTGGTATAATACTTATAATGAATACTGAGCTAAATAAAATGTTGAAGTCGGCACCAGAATCGGCAACGATTAATGTGGCGATTGATCCTAATGAGGAAGATGCTTCACAGCGTTTAGTTGTGGGGTTTGCAACGCTCGATAATATCGACCAGACGGGAGATATTGTTACAGCCGAGGCATCATTGAAGGCTTTTGACTCTTTCCGAGGCAATATCCGACTAATGCATCTTCCTGAACCAGTTGGTAAGGTTATCGATTATCAACCGGCAGTATACTTCGATGAAGCTACCGGGAAGCAGTACAACGGCATCCAGGTAACGGCAAGAATTTCTAAGGCCGCAGATAATGCCTGGATCATGTGCAACGACGGCACGATTTCAGGATTTTCTATCGGTGGAAGAATCATGAAAACTTCAAAGCAATACGATGAGAACATGGGCAAGACTGTCAATGTGATCGAAGAATATGTTTTGACGGAGCTTTCGTTGGTTGATAATCCGGCAAATGAATATGCCAATATTACAGCCATTCGCAAGTCAGCAGATACGGTTATCCAAGAGGGTGACGAATTTACAATAGGCGGAGACCTTAAGAAGGTTTTCGAGTTCAAAATGGAAGGAGGTCACCCCAAGGTGGCAAATGAGGACATTAATGAAGAGGTCGTAGCCGACGAAAAGAAGGTTGACGACGAGGTTGTAGAAACCGAAACTCCAGTTGAAACAGAAAAGGTTGAGACTGAGGTTGTGGCCGAAGAGGTTGCACCGGTGGAGGAAGTAGTAGAGGAAGAGCCAAAGGAAGAGTCAGCACCAGTTGTTGATATCAAGTCTGAGCTTGAGTCCATTCTTAATGGATTCAGGGATCTTCTAGAGGAAACTTCTACCAAGCTTTCTACCGAGTTTTCTGAGAAGATGCAGAAAATGAATGAAGCTTTAGAGGCCAAGGTCGGAGAGATCAAGGAACGCCAGGAAGAACTAGGCGAGAAGATCGTAGCCGAGAAGTCTCTATCAGATAAGCTAGATGAAATCCAGAAGGGTTTCAACGGGCGTCTGGAAGAAATCTCAAAGTCAGCGGCTTTCAAGAAGTCAGCGGATAATGAGCCAGTAGTTGAAGATGAGGGCGGAACCTGGAAGGGCGCTTTCACCGGAGATTACCGCTAATACGTAAGAAGTTCCTACCGAACTTTTATTACAATACAATAGAATAACAATAACAACACAAAGGAGAAAGACACAATATGTCAAATGAATTACTACAGAAGGTTATTACTTCTTCTGGTCTAGGTTCAACTGACGGCGCTTTTCTAAACAAGGAGCAGGCAAAGAACTTCATTGACTTTGCTTGGGATGCCACCACTCTTGCAAAAGAGGCGGATAGAAGAACAATGTCAGCACCAGAGCAGTCTTGGAATACTGTTGCGGTAGGAGCTAGAATCACACGCGGTGCAATCGAGGCCGTCGATACTGGCGAGAACGCCGCAGCGAGCTTTACGCGTCTAACGCTACGTTCGCACAAGCTACGTCTTGATTGGGAGCTTTCATCAGATTCCCTGGAGGACAACATTGAGGGACAGGATCTAGATACGCACCTAGCGCGTCTATTCGCGGGCCAGTTTGGTCAGGACCTAGAGGATCTTGCTATCAATGGCGATACAACTTCAACCAATGGTCTACTAAAGGTAGCCGATGGTTGGCACAAGCAGGCTCTACAGGGTAGAGTTGTAGATGGAGCGGCGCTAGGCGATCAGCTAGGTCGTAAGCACTTCAATGCTGCTCTAAAGGCACTTCCTCGTAAGTTCCAGGCTCGCAAGGGCGATCTACGATTCTACGCTTCACCGCAGCTATGTAACGACTATCTCTTTGCGCAGTCAGAGATGAACGCTAACCCAACGGATATCGTTCTCAATGCGCTTAGATCAAGTCCGATCACGACAGGTGACGCAGGAAATACAGTAGCAGCACCATTCGGTGTTCCGCTAAAGGAAGTTCCTATGTTCGATGTTGGTTTCAACGAGGCCAATGCCGATACCGAGGTATCTGATCTAGAGGACACTTCTTACCTAGAGCTAACCGCTCCGAAGAACCGCATTTGGGGTATCCACCGCGATATCCAGCTATACCGCGAGTTCAAGGTCAAGAAGGATACTATCGAGTACACCATGTACATCCGTGCAGCGTGGGCTTGGCAGAACCTTGACGCCGTAGTTACTGTTAACAACATTCCAGTTGTACAGTGATAGTGCCATAACTAAATAGCAAAAGAGACCCCCTGGATTTACCAGGGGGTCTCTGCTATTATATCCTCTAGGCGAAAGAGGAAGTTGATGGAAACTATAGTAACAAAGGTATGTTATACATGCAAGCGCACAAAAGACGCGGGAGCATTTTCTAAAAATATTGCCTCTAAAGATGGATTGCAAGCGACTTGCCGCCGATGCCGAGACATACTCAACGAAAGAAAAAAAGTGTACAGAAGCAAAAATGTAGACAAAATGAAAAATGAAAAGTTGAAGTACCGGTATCACATAACGATTGAGAAGTATAACGAGATGTTAAAGGATCAAAAAGGAGTCTGCGCTATTTGCGGCGGGACCAACCAAAGCGAAAAAGCCTTAGCTGTAGATCACGACCACGCTTGTTGTCCCGGTGAAAGATCATGCGGAGAGTGTGTTAGGGGATTGCTATGCGAGGCATGCAACCTCTCAATCGGTAGGATGCAAGACGATCCAATACGCCTCATCAAAGCTTCCGAATACATTCTAGAGTTCAGACAATCGTGAGTTTGTGCTATAATCAGATCATGAAAAAAATAGCCAAAATGAACAAGGACGAACTCATTCTCCTAGCAGAAGAGAATGAAGTCGATGCTGATGACAGCATGACAAAGGAAGAAATCAAGGCTGCCCTTTTTGAATCGGGAGTCGATGATGATTTCTTGGAGCAGAAAGCACAGGAGGTTAAGCAGGAAGCATCTTCTACAGCCCCGGCTGAGACGGAAGATGAAGTTCTAGTACGCATGACTGCCAAGACCAAGTGGTATTCTTATGGGTCTTACACCTTTACCCGCGATAATCCGTTTGAGGTAATGAAAAAGGAAGATGCCGAGAAGATCATCAAGGCAAATCCCGATTCCTTCCGAAAGGCGTCGGAGGATGAGATTAGAAGGTTCTTCGGGTAATGAATGAACTTTTTAGTAACGAAGCGAATAGATTATATTTTTACTGCCGAGACCGGGGGGTGCTAGTTGACCCGGTTGAACAACCATCGGCAAAACTTGTATTCGACCATGTTACTGAAAAGGACATTACCCCCAAGAGAGAGACTACCGGTGTATATTATGTTGCCATTAATAGCAACGATATTGTAGATCGGTTCACAGAGGTTCATTTTATTTATGAACTCGAAGATTACGGAATGATTATAGAGAAACAAAAGTTCGAGATTTCCCGTAGAATCGTAAGCTTCGATGAAGTCTTGGAGATGCTGCCTAATATCGAGTATAAGCAGTACGACGAGTTGGAAAGAACTGTTCGTGCGCTTATTGAGGTGTTCTGTAAGCAGAAGTTCAACTATTGGTATGGTACGCGTGAGGTTCGCGGAAATGAGGGTTTGATTAATCTGCCCCAGCACCTAGAAGAACTAGACAGCATCTCCAAGCAACTTTCAGCAGTTAAGACCTTCCTCATCTCATCAGCAGATGACGGATATCGTATTTCTGAGAACGGATTTTCTATCGAGAACGATAGATGCATGGAACTTCGTAAGTCTGTTCATGGAAGATTGAAAGAATCTGACTTTAAGATTATGGGGCAATGGGGATATGTTTCTGTTCCGTCTCAGGTTAAGCAAGCAGCAGCCGCACTTATTCAGCAGAAGCTGTGTCCAGACTCCGTATATAGAGAGAGATTTGTTGAGTCTATTCGTAACGAGAATATGAACATTAAGTACAGCCCCGATACGTATAGTGCCTCGACCGGCAATGCAGATGCAGATAAGTTGCTCGCACCGTATAGAATCATACATTTAGGAGTGGTGTAATGTGCAGAGATGTATTACCACAGCGAGTTACACGCATATCTGCGATGTGTACTCCAAAGAAGTAATCTATGATGAGTCATCTGGAAGCATGGAGACCTCTTGGGTCAAGCTAACTGAGAATGTTCCTTGTCTAGTCCGTCCGTTCGTTAACGGTGGTATCAAGGGTAATGGAACTATGGAGAAGTTCGATACTGAGAGTTACTTATCAACTGATTACGTGCGTCTTAAGACACAGCTTGCACTTACTAAGTCTCAGCGTGTAACCAATATTAGATCAGCACAAACTGGTCAGGTTATTTGGGCGGAAGAAGAACTAGATGAGGGTCCGACTATCTTTAACGTAGATGGTTGTGCCCCAGTTCCTAATGCTCTCAGCGGTGCCATAGAAGAGTTTGTTGCCATTCTAAGTAGAGCACAAACACAGGGGATGGAGTAATGCTGAACGTTGACGCGAGTGTCACATCTAATGGACAGGTGGATATTCTTCACGCATATGATGATGCTCTAACTCAGATTTCAAAGGGTGCCCTTAAAAAAGAGGTCATTGGTTCTGTTTATAGAGTTATGGACAAGAGATTCAATAAGATGATTCAGGCTGATCTAGCATCAGAAGATTCTAAGTTCACACATATGGTTGAGTGGAACACTCACGGTGGAACACCGGCGAGTAGATTGTGGGTAACCGTATTGGTTGGCGAAGCGGTAACTTTTGAGTTTAGAGAGTCAACCACGCAGGTTCCTATCGATCCTAGACTAGAAAATGTTGTGTCTACAGACCATGTGTTTCGTAAAAAGGCGGAAGTGTTTGAAAAAGGCACCAAGGTAACCATTAGGCCACAGCAGATGAGATTTCTTAGATGGTATGACGACAGACCGTATCAGTACGGCTCTTCATTAGTGACCCATAAAAAAGGTAAAAATGTATATTCTCTTGAGTCAGAGATTGACACCCCCGGTGGGGGAAAGTATGTAAACGAGTTCTCAAATGCGTTTGCCATCTTCTGGTCTAATGCTGGTGCTGCAACATCTGGTGAACTAAGTCAGATTTTACAGGGATCAAAGTACTTCCGTGGTGCTGTTGCAAACTCTGACCATAGAAAGCAGACTATTAAAGAGCTTAGAAAGATGCGCGGTGTTCAAAGATCTGTGTTCGGCCACGGACGCAATAGTCCGCAGGTAAAGGCACAGGCAAAAGAAATGATCGAAGAGATTAATAAAGAACTAAGGAGATACGGTGACCGTTCATAAGTTTCCGCACGTCTGGCTAGCCAACTATATGAGAGATGCGCTAGTTCAAGAGGGTGCTATTAAAAAGATGTTAGACGTATCTGTAAATGGTAAAAGAACAGAGATGCCGTCAGTTACATCAGAAGTAATCAGTCCTGAGTCTGCGACCAAGCCTATTCGCGGCGGGGATAATGATTATATTGTGTATGGTCTGGAAAGAGACGATAGACCGGACGAGCCATATAAGAAGCATAAAACTATGTCAGTCTATGTATACACAAACAAGCAAAGGTCTGGTTTAAAGATCGTAGACACGATCATGGAGTACTTCGGTGACTCAGATGCTATCTGTAATGATATGGCACTATACCAGCACGAAAACGGCGGGGGCGATTATAAGTTCCTAAGCGTAGAGTACAAGTTATTAAATGGACCAGAACCCCTCAATCTAGGACAGGAGGGCGGACTATTCGCGGCCCTAGTGCTTATTCAGTTCTCCTACACATATCCAATGGACCGGAGAGGGATAAGTTCCTGATATGGTATAATATATATCAGGTAGGAATTCTCGAACGAAAATTCAAAAAATAACTTTATGAAAGGGGTCACAAGACTTTATGTACAATACCAAGAACCTAATCAGTGGTGCCGCTGCGATTTACTTCTCAACGGATTCCAGTGATAGTGCGGACTGGACCGGGAGCGTTGCGCTGCCGACTGCTGTTCCAACAGAATCAATGAGCAAGACACTAGAAGATAGTGATGACTGGTACAGCGTAGGCTTTACCAGAGACGGTGTGGAGGTAGAATACACACCAGAGTTCCGAGAGGTAGAGGTCGATCAGATCATGGACGCTGCTGCTATGCGTAAGACCAAGCAGTCTGTTTCTGTTAGAACGACACTCGCTGAGGCAACTCTAGAGAATCTACAGACTGTATGGGCGCTTCCTTCGGACGCACTTGCACAGTTTGCCACTCATTCAACCGGATGGGATGGAACACCGCTAGTAGAGGGTGACAAGGAGATTGCCCTTAATGAGGGTGAACTAGGTGACGTTCCGCTAGAGCGTTCACTTGCCTTTGTTGGTCAGGCACCACAGAAGGCCGGTCGCAACTCAGAGCGTGTTTACCATGTTCGCAGAGTTCTACAGACGGAAGCTTCAACGCACTCACTAAAGCGCGCTGAGGACACTGTATTCCCAGTTACATTCCGTTGTATGCCAGATCCAAACCACCCAGGTGCCGGATATGGTGTCATCAAGGACCGCGTATTCTCCGGTTCAACATCACGTGTTAACCCAGCACGTAAGACACCGGTAGTGGACGATCCAACTACTGATGTAGATGAAACAGAACTATACGGCTGATAGTCGATAGTCTCAAAACACAAAAGCCTCGCTTCGGCGGGGCTTTTGTGTTACAATAAATCTTATAGATAACAGAGAAAGAGGAAGCATGGCATCCAACAAGAAGCACTTTATTACCGAGGTAATTGAACTCGCCAATGGCGACCAGATTTGGGCGAAGAACCTACCCATTAAGCAGCTAAAGGTGTTCCATAAGGAACTCCAGAAGTGGACCGATTACCTATCGGAGATGCAGGATAATATCAAGGAGCTAGAGGTCAAGGCGCAGGAAATCGCGGATAACGAAGAGCGAGAGTACGAGAAGGTTCTGTCTGAGCTACAGAAGGCCTATGACAAGGAGCATAAGGACGATATGACCTTTATTGACGTTTGTGCTAACTGTGCACTAATCGCTCTAGGATCATGGACGATTCGTAATGAGAAGAACCAGACGGTTGATAACGATAAGATCGACCTAGATTATATTGAAGAGAATGTGGATATGCTCTCACTCAATAGAATCATGCAAATCGCCGGTGCAATGGAGCTAGGAGATGTTAATAAGCTAGAGGGAAAAGCACAGGCGTAAGTCTCGATGATCTGGATTTGAATAGTTTAGAAGAGTA